CCCCGGTTTCATGCACTTCGACGCACGCCGCGAACTGGGCTGGTACGAGCAACTCATCGCCGAACGGCGGATGCCGAAGGTGGTTGGCGGACGGAAGTTCACGATCTGGGAATGTCCGAAGGGCAAGGCGAACGAGGCGCTCGACTGTCGGGTGTATGCCTATGCCGCGTTGCAGGGGCTGATCCACTTCGGCGCGCGGCTCAACGAGGTCACGGACCTTGCCGCGCCGATGCCCGAACGCCCCGCCGATGATGCCGCCGCGCCGGTCGAGACGGCCAGTCGTGAAGCGACCGCCCCGAAGAAACCCGCCTGGGTGAAGCCTCGCCCCGATTGGGCACATGGAAGGAGGCGTTGATGGCCTATCAGCAGTCCGATCTAGACAAACTCGACACCAGCATCCTGTCGGGAGTCAAGAAGGTCACGTTCGCGGATGGCCGCTCGACCGAGTTCCATTCGCTCGACGAGATGCGCCGGCTGCGGGTCGACATCAAAGCCGACCTTGCCGCATCGGCAGCACAGGTAACGCCTCGTCGCCGGTTCTCAATCGGCCGAATGGTCCGCTGATGAACCGGATGGATCGCGCGATTGCCGCGCTGGCCCCGCAATGGGGCGCACGCCGCGCCCGTGCGCGGATGCAGCTTGAGCAGGTTGCCGCGATCCAGCGCCGGGCAGAAAAGCGGCTGTCGGGTGGCGGCTTCAACACGCTGCGGCAGGAAGACCGGGTCGGCGCGCGCAACGCCAAGTTGGCCCCGATGGAGCGGCTGACGCGCGAGCGCATCCGCCGGACATTCCGTATCAACCCATTCGCCCGCAAGGCGATGGCGTCGCTGCTCAACAACATCGTCGGTTTCGGCATCACTGGATCGCCGGTTAAAAGCCCCAAGTTCCTGAAGGCGTGGAACGAGTGGACGAAGGTCTGCGACTGGGACGGCGTCGAGGACTTCTACGCGCTGCAACGCCTGATCGTCCGTACCATGCTGCTCGATGGCGAGGTGTTCATCGTCAAGCGCGTGGACGTGAGCAGCCTGACCGTGAACCCCCTGCGGTTGCAGGTGTTGAGCGTCGACCAGTTGGACACGCACCGCAGCGGTGCCGAGATCCGGCACGGCATCGAATATGCGAACGGTCGCCCGGTCGCCTATCACTTCCGCAAATCGCTGGAAGACGCCGAGACGTTCAGTGCCAGCAATTCGGAACGGATCGAGGCCAGCAAGGTCAAGCATCTGTTCCTGCGGGAGGAACCGGGCCAGTGGCGCGGCGCATCCCACTTTGAGCCCATCATCGATGCCCTCGACGGTGTCGACGATTACCTTGAAGCCGAAGGCGTGCGGAAGCGGATGGAAAGCTGCTTCGTCGGCTTCGTCGCGCAGAGCCTGGACGCCGAGGATTTCACCGCCGGGCAGGCATCGCCGCAACTGGCGCGGACCGCGGACGGCAGCGAACAGCGGGTGGAGTCGTTCTATCCCGGCATGGTCAATTATGGCCAGCCCGGCGAGAAGATGCAGTTCGGTGAGCCGAAGGCGGCAGGCGGCTTCGGCGATTACCTGCGCTGGGCCGGCATCCGCGTCGCGGCCGGCGCGCTTGTCACCTATGAGGGCGCGACGGGCGACCTGTCGAACGTGAACTTCAGCAGCTACCGGGCGGGCGCGAATGAGTTCAAGCTGTCGGTCGGCGCGTTTCAGTGGCTCTGCCTCATTCCCCGCCTGTTGGTCTGGGTCTGGGACTCATGGGTCGAGACGGGCGTCGGAACCGGCAGGATCGGCAACAGCCGCATCCCGGTCATGAAGTGGACGCCCCCGCCGTTCCAATCGATCAGCCGCTTGGATGACGCGCAGGCCGATCTGCTGGAAATGCAGATCGGCGTCGCCAACCGTCGCGAGAAGGTTAACGAGCGCGGACAGGATTTCGAAGCGCACCTTCAGGAGGCGGCCGAAGACCTCGCCGCGCAACAGACGCTGAACCTCGCCTTCAAGGGCGATCCCTTCTCGCCCCAACAGTTTGCCAGCCTGACCCCAGCACAACGCAGGCTGATCTCGCTTGGCGGGCTGGTGAGTGCCGGAGTACCGAACCATGACGACTGAGACGACCCAGCGCGAGGTGCGCATGACCGCGCCGCTGATGCAGCGCGCTGCGAACGTGCTGCCGTCCAGCTACCGGGCTGACGACAATTCGATCGAGATCGTCTGGACGACTGGGTCGAAGGGGCTTCGGTTCGACTGGTACGACGGGACCTATTACGACGAGGAATTGTCGCTTGAACCGAGCGCGGTCCGGCTCGAACGCCTGAACGCCGGCGCGCCGCTCCTGAACAGCCATCAGGATTATGACCTGAGCGCGGTGCTGGGGTCGGTCGTGCCGGGTAGCGTCACGATCGGCGGCGGCGAGGGCAAGGCGCGGGTGCGCCTCGCCAGCACGCCCGATGTTGCCAACATCGTCGCCAAGATCATCGACGGCCACATCCGCAATGTGAGCGTCGGCTATCAGGTTCATGCTTTCCTGCGCACCGAGACGCCGGGCGAGCGACCACACATGCTTGCGACCGATTGGGAGCCGACCGAGCTTTCAATGGTCTGCGTAGGGTTCGACGCCAAGGCGCAGACGCGCAGTGGCACCGAAGCGCAGGTTTTCCCCTGCATCGTCCGCGGCACGGCCGCCACCACCGACAATGAGGAAATCATCATGCCCGACGGCATCGATACGGCGGCGGCCACCACCGACGCCACCGAGACCACCACCACCGATCTGACGATCGTCGACCAGGCCGGCACCGGCACCGCGATCGTGCCCGCCGATACCGGCACGGATACCACCGGCACGCGGTCGGGCGGCTTCGTCACGCTCGCCCGTATCGCCGAGGCGAGCCGCGCGCTGGGCGCGGACGTGACCAACGAACTGCTGCTGCGTCACGAGAATACCCCGTTCACCCCCGACGCGCTGCTGTCGGAGGTCACCACCCGTTATGCGGAGCGCAACGACGTGCCACCGATCAACAACAGCCGCACTGCCCCCGGCATCGTCACCCTCGACGAGCGTGACAAGTTCCGCCGGGCGATGGTCGGCGCGCTGTCGGCGCGCATCTGCGACACGCGCGGCGCGCCCGCCGATGGCGGCGAGGTGTTCGGCACCCGCTCGGGACTGGAAATCGCCCGTGTCTATCTGGAACGGCAGGGCATCCGCACCGGCAACATGGGCCAGATGGAACTGGCGGGTCAGGCGTTCGGCTTCCAGCGCCACGGCGCGATGACGACCAGCGACTTCGCCATCGCGCTTCAGCAGGCCGGCGATACCCGCGCGGTGCAGACCTACGAGAACTACGAGGAAACGTGGCGTCCGCTCGCGCGCGAGACGACCGCCAACGACTTCCGCCCGGTGCCGATCGTCGGGCTGGTCGGGACGAACGAGTTCCAGGTCATCGCCGAGAATGGCGAATACACCTATGGTTCGTTCGTCGATCTGGGCGACAGCTTCAAGCTGTGGACCGCAGGCAAGGCGTTCAGCTTCAGCCGCCAGCTTCTCATCAACGACCAGTTGGGCCTGATCGGCGAGCGGATCGACAACATCGGCGAGGGCGCATCGCTGCATGAGGCGAACGCCTTCTGGGCGATCATCAACGGCAACCCGATGATGAAGGATGGCTTCGCGCTTTTCTCGACCCAGCACGGCAACCTTGCCGATGTCGGCGATGACATCACGGTCGACAGCGTCGGGCTGGGGCGCGCGGCGATGCGCAAGCAGAAGAACCGGGACGGCGTCCGCACGGCGAACATCACGCCGCGCTATCTGGTCGTCGGGCCGGACATGGAGAACGCCGCGCTCAAGTTCCTCGTTGCGGTCACGCCGAACCGGGCGAGCGACGCGGTCCCGGCGTGGATGACCTCGCTGGAACTGATCGTCGAGCCGCGCATCACCGGCAAGGCGTGGTATCTGTTCGCCGATCCGGCCCGCGCGGCGGTCGTGCAGGTTGCCTATCTGGCCGGCGCCGACCGCCTCTACACGGACAGCCGCATTGGCTGGGACGTGGACGGCATCCAGTACAAGGGCCGCATCGACTTCAACGCGAAGGCGCTCGGCTACGCTGGCGGCTACAAGAACCCCGGCAAGTAAGCCGCCCTTCGGGGGCGGCATCAGGCCGCCCCTGCCACCGTCGCGCAGGAGCCGACCATGAAGATCATCAGCCCCGACGTTACCGTGTTCATCCCCGATCAGGATGGCGTTCCTCGCTCGCCCGATGAAGGGCCGTTCTCGGTGACCGACAATTACGCCGACCACCTCGTTACGCAGGGCGTGCTGACGAAGGATCAGGTGGAGGACGCCCCCAGCAAGCCTGCCAAGCCGGCGCCGGCCAAGTAAGGAGTCACTCCCATGAAGAACCTTATCCGTCAGAAGGCGGTCAACCTGCCCTTCATCGCCCCTTATGACGTGAAGTCCGGCGACCCGTTCATGGTCGGCGCGTTCTTCGCCATCGCCTCGACCGACGCTCTCGCCGGTCAGCCTGTCGAGGGTGTAACCGAGGGCGAATACAGCCTCCCCAAGACGACCGGGCAGGCGTGGACGACTGGCACCAAGCTGTATTGGGATGCAACCAACCGGCTGTTGACCAACACCGCCGGCAGCAACGTCCATGTCGCTCTGGCGACCGGCGGCGCGGCGTCGGCGGCAGCAAGCGGCGCGGCGAAGCTGGTCTACGCCGCCTGACGAGATAGCGCGCGAGCCGTCGCGCGCTGGCGGGGGCGGTTTTTCTCCCCTGGGCCGTCCCCGCACCCCATTTCGATGAGGCGAGCATATGACGATCGAGCAAATGCGATCGCTGCTTGGCCTTGGCCCCGAGTTTAGCGACGAAGAGGTGATTGCTGCATACGGGCAGTACGAGCGTGAAACGTTCGAAGCTGAAGCCGCGGCGGCCTTGGCTGATCGTCCTTTCGATCCGTGGCGCGCGGCTATCGATCTGATGTTTGAGGGCCCCGGCTCTGAACCGGCTCAGTTCGAAAGCGACGACGAAGAGCCGCGACCTATCCGTGTCATTCGCCGCGGCCCCGACCGCCTGACGCGCTATGGCGATACCCAGATTTTGCCAGCGACGCACATCATTGACGTGCGTGTCTCCGATGTCGCGGCGCCAGCCATCGGCAACCTCTTCACCATCTACGAGCGCGAGTTCGCGATCTCGGTTGATCCCATCCTTGATGTCGAAGGCCTGACTTGGACCTGTGGTGCGGAGGTTCCGGCATGAAGCATGGATTCGGCACCTCCGGTTTCAAAGATCTCGATAGACAGCTTTCCAAGCTCGTCCAGGGCGTCCCTGAGGACAAATTGAGGCGCGCGTTCCACGAAGGTGGGCAACTCATTGCCGACGAAGCCAAGCGGATCGTGCCGGTGGATACCGGACTGCTGCGTGATAGCATCCAGGTTACCGACGAACGCGACGCGCGCATCTACGGCAAGCTCAACGGACCTGGTCTGTCGGTGTATGTCGGACCCGTTGGTTCTGTCGAAGATGGCGACACCTATTATGCCAAGTTCGTCGAGTTCGGCACGGCATGGCATGGTGCCCAGCCGTTCATGCGCCCTGCCCTCGCCGCGAAGCGTTCTGACGCTGAGCGATTGATCCTGTCGAAGCTGCGCGCCGACACACTCGGGCTCGTCAAATGAGCATCGCCGCCCTTATTGAACAGCGACTGCGGGAAAATCAGTTCACCGTCGCAATCAGCGCTGGGCGCATTGGCACCTCCCGCCGGCTGCAAGCCGTCCCCGCTTACGTCATTCAGATCATTGCCGACCCTCGGCCGCAACACTTCAAAGGGTTCGAGCGCGTTCGCGCAACGACGGTGCAGATCGATAGCTGGGGTCGGACCCAAGCTGAAGCTGACGAGGCGGGGGCCGCGGCTATCAACGCCTTGGTGCCGCCCTACGCGGATGGCGAGATTCGCTTCCAGCGCGCGATGATCTCAAACGTGCGAAGCGGTCCGGAGCAAGAGCGCGGCGGCCCCACACCCCGCATGCAGCCCGAGCTTTACCGGCACTCTGCCGACATCATTTTCACGCACAACGCCAACTGAGGAGGCGAACATGGACGCAAACGGCAACAGCGAAGCCACGATCGGCTGGGGCAGCGAGTTTCACCTCGCCGACAAAGACGGCAAGCTGATCGAACTGGACGAGGTGACGGAACTGCCGTTCGAGGAGGCAGAGTCCGATGACGTCGAGGTCACGCACTTCAAGTCGCCGGGGCGGCGCAAGGAGTATGCGTCCGGCCTGATCGAGCCGGGCACCGCAACGCTCGGCATGAACTACATCCCCGGTTCGCCCACCGACAATCTGATCCGCGAGGCGCACGCCTCGGGTAAACCGCGCGCCTATCGTGAAATCCTGACGGACGGCACGACCACGAAGGTGTGGCAGATCGACGGCTTCCTGATCGTCAAGTCGCGCCCGCGCACCGTCACGGTCGGCGACAAGAAGCAGATGCAGGTCAACGTCCGCTTCACCGGCGCCATCACCGAGAAGGCTCCGGAAGCCGGCGCATGATCGGCGAGCAGGTTTTCGACGCCGGGGGGCAGCGCTGGACGCTGTTCCTCGGCAACGCCGCCCAGTGCGGCGTCGAGGAGCAATACGAGCGCGGGTTCTTCGCGGTCGTGGCCGACGCCATGCCGGACATCGACGCTCAAACCGCGATGGCGATTGCGCAGGCGATGTCGGTCGGCGCAGACCTGCCGCCGGAAGCCGCTGCAAAGGCGACTGCCGCGCTCAAGGGCATGCGCCTGTCCGTGCTGCGCGATCTCGCATGGCACGGCCTGCGACGTCATCATCCCGACGTGACGCTAGACGATGTCAGCGACATCATCGACGACATCGGCCACGAGCGCTTCGGCGGGATCATCGGTCAGGCCATCCAGGCGGCTCAAGGCAAAGGGAGTGGCGATCAGGCCGCCCCGGGAAAGCCCCCACGCCGCGCGACATCGCCGAGAAAGCGGACTGGCTCGGGCTGATCGCGCAATGGACGGAGTTCGGGTTCGACCCGGCTTCGTTCTGGTCGCAGTGTCAGGCGACCTACGAGGCGGCGATCAAGGGCAGGATCGAGCAGCGGCGACAGGACTACACGCTGGCCCTCTATACCGCCTGGCGCACCGAGGCCTTCGCGCGGACGGACAAGCTCCAGCCGTACAAGAGCTACCTGCCCAACAAGACGCCAGAGCGCGCAACGACGATCGAGGAACGGCTCGCGGAAATCCGTGCCCGACGCTTCGGCGACAGCGCGCCCATCATCACGAGGATCGAGTAAATGCAGTCATTGCTGGCATCGCTCGTCTTCTCGATGAGCGTGAAGGACGACGCGTACAAGGCCGGGATGGCGGCTGCGCGTGCCGAGGCGAAGAAGACCGGGCAGGACATGGACAGGTCCGCCGACCAGATGGGCAACGCGGTCCGCCGTGCCGCCCTTCAGGTCAACGAAGCGGCGATCAGGATCTCGGACAGCGTGGCGAAGATCGGTCGCGACGTGCAGAACGCCGGGCTGAAGCTGACCGCCGGCCTGACCCTGCCACTCGGCCTCCTCGCCCATACCGCCAAGGATACCGCGTCCGACTTCGAGGCGGGCATGAACCGCGTCCATGCAGCCATGGTCGGCGCCAGCCCGGAAGAACTGGAGCGGCTGAAGCAAGCGGCGCTGACGTTGGGGCCCGCCTTCGGCAAGAGCGCGATCGAGGCGGCCGAGTCGATCGAGTCGCTGGCGAAGAACGGTCTCGATACCGCGTCGATCCTGTCGGGCGGTCTCGCGGCCTCCCTCAAGCTGGGCGTTGTCGGTCAGACCGATCTGGGCTCCGCAGCCGACGCCACGACCGACATCCTCGAGCAGTTCCATCTGTCGACCGGGCAGCTGCCGGCGGTGGTCGACAAGGTGTCCGGCGCGCTCGACGCCTCCAAGCTGTCGTTCGACGGCTACAAGGATGCGATCGGACAGGTCGGCGGTATCGCGGGTGGCCTCGGCTACACCTTCGATGACATGAACACGGCGCTCGCGGCGGTGATCCCGCTGATGACCGGCGGTTCGGACGCGGGCACCTCGTTCAAGACGTTCCTGCTGTCGCTGGTGCCGCAGTCGAAAGACGCGGCGGACGTGATGAAGCAGCTGGGCATCGAGTTCTTCGACTCGACCGGCAAGGCCAAGTCGCTGTCCGAGGTCGCCGAGGTGCTGAACACGCGGCTCGCCGGCCTCAATGATCGGTCCAGGCAGCAGGCGCTGACCAAGATGTTCGGCACGGACGGCATGCGCGTCGCGTTGGCGCTGATGCAGGCGGGCGCAAAGGGCATCGCCGACGTGCAGGCGCAGGTCGACAAGGCCAGCGCCGACCAGAAGATGGCGATCCTGCTCGACGGCGACGCGGCCGCCACCCAGCGTGTCGCTAGCGCCTGGGAGCGGCTGAAGATCAACATCGGCGAGGCCGGCATCATCCAGGCCTATACCGGCGTGAAGGAAGCGCTGGCGGGCGTCCTGGGGGTGCTCGGCAGCGCGCCGCCCGCGTTCTACAAGACGGCCGTCGCAGTCGGTGCGCTGACCGCTGCAACCGGGCCGCTCGTGCTGGCAGGCCTCGGCATCGCCAAGGTCATGCTGCCGCTCCTGCTGCTGCGCCTCGGTCCGGTCGCGCTCGGCTTCGCGGCGCTGATCAATCCGGTCGGCGTCGTCGTCCGTCTGCTCGGCATGCTCGCCCTCCAGGCAGGTGCCGCAACGCTGCTCGGCCGGCTCGGCACGACATTGCTCGCGATCGCCGGGCCGATCGGGCTATTCGCGACGGCGCTGGCGCTCCTGATCCCGCGCATCCAGGCCATGAGCCAAGTCTCGCAGGCCTATGCCGACGCGCAGTCCCGCCTCAACGAGGATCAGCAGCGCGGGCGCGACATCACGATGCAGCTGGCGACCGCGACCGGCAAGGCGCGGCAGGAAGCTCTGTCGGCCGCGCAGGCGCTGCGGGTGCAGCGTGTCGAGGCGCTCGCGACCGCCAAGGCGATGCTGATCGCGGCGCGGGCGAACTATACCAAGCAGCGCGACCTGGAGGCATCGGGTGCAAGCAGCACCGGCGTGGGCGCGATCCTCGGCCTGATCACCGGCCGCAACCGGACCGGTGCGGCGCGCGACCTGGTTGCGGCAAACGACGTGTACCGGCAGCGCATGGCCGATCTGTCGAGCCTCGACACCGCAATCTCCAACGCTGCGAAGGGCCCCGCCCCGACCCGCAACG